AGAGATATTTTACAAAGGACAATGAATGAGCTTTTGGATCAATGGCAAATTCCTTACAGTTTCAGAGCATCACCACTCCCTGAGTACAATTTGGAATTTAAAGAAGGCACACATACTATCTTGTTAAGGACGATGCTTACATATCAAAGATTGAGAGGTCAAAACCTTTGTGCGGTGGGATTTGATGAGGCAGATACTATCCCAAAAAGAGAAGCGGAGCAAGCAATGAATATGGCACTTGCAAGACTAAGGTCAGGTAATGTTCAGCAGTTTTATGCAACAACAACACCTGAAGGTCATGGCTGGGCATTTGAAACATTTGAAAAGAATAAAAAATCTGATACAGGATTGATTCAAGCAAAGACAAAAGATAATCCATATTTACCAGAAAACTTTATTCAATCTCTTGAAGAGAATTATCCACCGCAGTTAATAAAAGCCTACTTGCTTGGTCAATGGGTTAACCTCACAAGCGGTCAAGTTTATAATAGATTCTCCAGAGAAGATCATGTTATAGATAAAATTCCATTTGATACAAAGATGGAAACTCTTTTGTGTGGGGTTGATTTTAATGTTATGAATTGCAACTGTGTTGTTGGTGTCAGGGATGGTGAAAAGCTAGTAATCATAGATGAAATTAGTAAACAAAAAGATACTGATGCTTTGGCACAAGAGATAAAAAGACGCTACCCTTCAAACAGAATATTAGTTTACCCAGACGCAAGTG